TAGTAGGCCCGCCGATGCCCGCGATACTAGTGTCACTGAGAAGTCTGAAAGTAACGGTCTGGGAATCAGTTACATTGCGCTCTCCGATTTTGTACCAATCAGCACCTGTTGGATAATTGATTGTTTTCGGAGTCGTAGTCCCATTCGCTGTATAGTTGAATTCGAGATCGTTTACCCAGTCACTAGGATGACCTGCTTTGAACCAGAACTCGACGTCTCCGCCGGTGTCCCGGATCATCATCGTACCGTTGGTGCCGGTTGTTTTAGTCCAGTCGGTCACGGTCTCACCTAGCCGATGATCTTGAAGTAGACGTCCCCGTCATTCCCACCCGTTGGATCAGCGGTGCCTGACGATATTCCCGCAGCCGTGCGATATGCAGACTTACCTGAGGGGATCAAGGCCTTGAGAAGAGCGATATAATCGCGTGTCCTGTTGATCTCGCGCCCACCCCAGCGAACTCGGCCTTCTTCGCCGGTATCAGGAACCGTTGCGTACCCGGCGGCTGTCGCCTGATCTCCGATAGCCATGTCAAACCTCCTTCGCTGCTCAAGGCTGATCTGCCCAAGCTGTTATATCGAGATCCAGATCATACCAAGTTGTATTGTTTTCCCAAGCCAGCCAAGAACCAGTGTTGATAAATGTGTTTAGAGTCAGTGTGGGATACGAGCGCTCGCCTTGTTCGTCATCGACAAAGATTTGTTCCGTAACTCGCATGTTGTTGGTCACACCATCGGTATTGCGAGTCTCGACTACATCGCCCAGATTGTAATCCCGGCCGTACTTATACTTGCCGTTTTGACTGATTTCGCCGTCAAATCCTTGATATGTTCGGTTCTTAGCTAGTTCCTCGTAACCCCTCTGCTGAAGTGCTGCTGTAACATCGGGGTTTTCAGAAGTGATATCGCTTGCGTCGACTGTCAGAACACGTCGCTCAAATCCGTCTACTTCTGGATCAACGCCAGTTCCGTACACCATCTGAAAACCGGCGGGGGAATATACGTAAGCAACGTTTTTAGCCCCCTCCACAGAAGTCAATTCCTTGGTATTTTGCAGGTTGTCCAGTTCAGGAGCGAACACTACGGCTGGTAGAACAGTTTGAGCAGTAGTTCTGTCGCTTCCCACATAAATATCAAACCAGAGCTTGGACATGTCGTTCTGTCGTAGCATTCGGAATCCGAGATTCCATATGCCTGCTATCTGGGAAATAGCATCGTAGACCGTCGTGGGCGACAGATCGACAGTAATGGGATCGACCGGTTCCACGATTGTACTCGCGGGCATGAAAGTTCCTTCATTGATGAAGGGGATCTTGTCACCCACATCAAGAATTCCTGTTACGCAAATATCGTGAAAGATCTTCCTGCAAACTGCTGCTGGCGTATCAGTGATGGTCCACTTAGGAGTGGTTGTTGTATCTGTGGTAGCTGAATATGCTACGCGATCCAGTAGAATCGATTCAATCGAACGACCTTTGACGACCAGTATTTTTTGACCATCTTCGCTGACGTCGTCCTCGACGGATTCTACTCTCATTACGTAATTTGACAGATTCATCGCCAAATACGTATCCGGCTTCAGAAGACTTCGAGCTTTGTAGTCTGAGAAAATATCGAGCTGAAAATCTCCATAAGACTGAAAACGCTCGGTCCAGATCAGTGAACTGAACTTATCGATCACGTACTCGCGGCGAAGAAGAGGATCGAGAGTGTAAAGCTCCATCACAGTCCTCCGTATTTACTTACGTAATCGATAGTGTAAGGAACCCCCGCTCCTGAAGCATAAACGCGTATCTGATTATCCCCTGGTTCCAGTTGAATCCAATTGGACTGCGGGGGTATGGCATAGAGAACCGAACTGGATGCACCGCTGTGAATAAGGGTTGCCCCCTTGTCGCCGATTACAGTGCTGATGGTCAACACGTCACCGGCGACAAGGGAGCCCGAGAAGTCAAGTTGCCGAAGCTCACCACTCGGTGTAGTTTGGTAAATCGTGAAATCAGTAAGCGTCCTATTGACGTTTAGAGTGAACACGATACCAGTACTGACACTACCATCATAAGAAATGGTGGTTGCCGCTGTGCCCGAAGTGGACACTCCAGTTGTATGCCCCGATGTTTCCGAATCATAGAAATCCGGATCGAAGCAGATCACTGAAATGTCCACTTAGGAATCCTGACTGAAAAGTTCGGAATCGAACGACTCCACTACTCCAGCGATACTCACATCAACGGTATCGTTTCGGTAGAAGGTGAGGTCGATCTCAGACTTCGGCATGAAAAAACCCTGGAGTTGCTGCCTCAGTTCCGAAACCGAACTGGTCAGAGGATCTGGATCGAGGCCCAGTTTGATCGTGATGTTGCGGGTCTCTCTCCGACTTGACTGATACTGCTCGCCATCGACTCCGGCAAAACTCGAAGATACGAGTGTTGCCTTGACTGGAGCCAGCCCTGAGATGTTCTGAACAATAACGCCACTAGAAACATCGTCAAGAGGAAGGGTGAGTGTATCGCCCTGACGGGTACTTACTTCAAACGCGACAAGCATTACGTCGTCAGAGCTCCCTTCGCTACGGACAGCTGATTCTTTGTCTGACGGTAGATCTCAGCCGAAGACAAAGCCTTAGGCGAGTAGTTGTTCTGCGTGTAGTTGACGGTTTTGTTTACAGCAGCGGATTCACTGACTCCTGCTTCCTGCGTGTTTATCCGTTCAGCAGAAATGGCCTTCGCCTTGGCGTAGGACGCATCAACGGAAACAGACTGCGAAGGAAGAATACTCCCAATTTGACGGGAGCTCTTCTTTACTCCGGACAAATCCAGAACCGGAGTAATAGTCGGACGGAAATCAACTTCGGAAGTGACTAGATCAGAGAATCCCGTCAGAGATTTCCGAAGAGCATCCACTGCTATGTGACCAGTACTCTCTGCGGCCTTTTCAACAGAACCGGACATTTCGCCCAGACCCTTGATGAGACCCTGCGCGGAATAACCGCCTACTTCCATGAATGCCCTTGCAGGGGACTTGATACCGAGCTTCTTCTTGATGGCCTTGACCATTGCATCGGCTATCTTGTCCATCTGCTTTTCAATAGCAGCTTGCTGTTGCTGAAGACCCTTGACGAGGCCTGCAGCGGATTGGACGGCCGCATCGTACAGCTCACTTGAAGCAGAACTTCCGAGAGCCTTAGCAGCGGCAGCCAACTGACTGTCAAGGCTGTTTACTTCCTTGATGGCGTCCTTGCCGCCAGAAAGAAGTTGCTGAGCAAATGGAAGAGCGTCGATACCCTTGGACAGGAGTTGCTTGTACGCGTCGTCGTTTAGACCCAGATCCCGAAGCCTCTGGAGAGTATTCGCAAACTGCTTGGTCTTTTCGATTTGCGTCTTGAGGCTGTCTTCGTATCCGGAAACCGTTGTGTCGGTAGAAATATCCGGAAGTACCGAGTATTGATCCGTTATAGACTTCTTGTAGTCGTCACGGGTCTTCTTGATGTCGGCGAGAGCCTGCTGAGCATTCTTGATCTTCTGGGTATACGTGTCGTACTTTACCGAGAGTTTATCCAGAGCACTGTGTTCATCGTTGAGATGCCTAGTGAGTTCCTTGTACGCAGATAGAGCCTTTGCCCTTTCCTTACCGGATGCCTTGGCCGACTTCGACAAATCGAGTAGCTGCTTCTTCATACTGTTGAAAGCATTGTCGATTTGGCTCTTGTTGCCGTCTAGACCCTTGCGGAATCCGTCGTTGACGTAGTTACCAACCTTCTCGAATTCCTTAGAAGGAGAGTGGATCCCAAGAGCCTGCTTGGCAGCATTTAGAGCCGAAGAAGCAACGTCTCTTGCCTTGGACATGATAGTGCCAACACCCGATGCAAGGCCTCGAACCATGCCTTCGATAATGGCGCTCGCCAGGTTACCGCCAGCTCGACCCATAGCCGGTGCATTGGATCGGATAGCGTCGGCGACACCATTTACGAACTTGATGACGAGATTCGCGCCTGCTTGAATAACCTTAGGCAGGTTATTGGCAACGCCATTGGTGAACTTGACAACAAGAGTTGTAGCCGTAGAAATTACCTGGTTGATGTTCTTGGATATCCCGTTGAAGATCCCATTGATCAGCTTGATCCCGGTATCGACCATGTTCGGCACATATTTGAGCATTGTGCTGAGCATCATCGACAGCATCTTATAGAGCGTGGCCACGATCTTCGGTATTATCTTACCGATGGCATCTAGAAGGGAATTAAGAACTGTAACGATCGCATTGGTGATCGCAGGCCCTGCAGTTGCGATGACCTTTGCGAAAGCCACGATTCCAAGACCGATCTCCTGCATAAGCTTTGGAATGAGACCGATAAGACCGCCGACAATACCGATAATAGCTGCTGCGCCTGCTGCGCCTGCTGCAGCAAGAGCAGCGAGACCTGTGGCAAACAGGAATACACCAGCCCCGGCTGCCAGCAATCCAACCCCGAGTAGAGTTACGGCTGCTGCAAGAGCAACCATCAAAGGTACAACCGGGTCCAGAAGAATGGCTGCTGCAGCAAATACAACAAAGACGCCTGCCAGCATCAGAAGAGACTTTCCGATTTCGGCAAGAGACATCTGACCGAACTGCTCTAGGACAGGGGCCAGAATTGCTAGGGCTCCCGCTATGATGATAGTAGCTGCAGCACCAGGAAGAGCCTCGGTCATGAGTATCATGGCCCCGGCAATAATGCCCATCGTGCCAGCGAGCATAACCATCGCCTTGCCGATTTCTTCCCAGGAATACTCGGCGAATCCGGAAAGAACCTTGCCTATCTGTTGCAGGGACAGAGCAACGATGAGAACGCCTGCCGCTGCAAGAGGCGCCGTCGGAGGTATCAACCACAAAGCAGCCGCAATGATAGCTAGTGCTCCAAGCATCACCGTAAGACTAGATGCGATGTTGGCCCATGACATGTCTGCCATTTTGACTAGAGCATCGGCTACCATCCCCAACGAGACAGCTACCCCAAGTACTCCAACTGCGGCAAGAGGAGCTGTTGGAGGAATGAGCATCAATGCAGCTGTGACAATACCCAACGAACCGGCCAGAGACACCAAACCCTTGGCTATTTCGGTCCAGGATAGCTTCGACAGATCCGATACCGCACTGGCGAGGATCTTGATTCCTGCCGCCAGAAGTATAAGACCGGCGCCTTGAAGCACACCACCCTTGTCAACCTTGGAGAACATCGTGAAGAGTGTAAGCGCTCCGAGAAGAACACCAACTCCGACAAGTCCCTTGGCAAGCTCGTTCCATCCGAGACCAGATAGATCCGATACTGCACTGGCAAGTATTTTGATTGCTGCCGAGAGAGCAATCAGACCAAGTCCAGTTGCAATCAGACCCTTAGGATTAGGCATGAACTTCAGCGATCCGACAACCAGACCCATGGTCACGGCCAGACCTGTAAGACCCTTCGCCAATTCGTTCCAGTCAAGACCTGAAAGTTGCTTGACCGCCTGAGCAAGAACCACAACAGCCCCTGCAAGGAGGATCAACGATCCCATGACAAACGGGAGTTTAGCAAATCCCGCAGCACCGATGAACTTCTGGAATATCGTCAGTGACCCGAGAAGCTGACCGAACATCACCGTGATCGCACCGCTGGCCTTGGCTAGACCAGCAGCGTCGATCTTGGCCAAGATACTCATCGATACAGCAAGAATACCGATAGCAGCCGCGATCTGAAGAAGGGTAGCGGCCTTCAAGGCACTTTGCATGGTGACGAACACGCCGGTCATATTGTCGATACCTTCGGATATGGTGTCGAGAATGCCCTCTACTCCACCTCCGAAGCTTCCCAGAAACTTCTTTATAACCAAGAAGAGACCGGCAAGCAATCCAGTATCGATACCGGCGAAGAGCGTCCTGAAGTCGAACCCTTCGAACATAGTGGTGATATCGATACCGATGCTCTTGAGTCCGTTTGATATTTTGGCTCCGAGCTGTGAGAAGAAATTACCCACGTTGTGCATAATCGTGAGAACTTTCTCCCAAGCTTTGGACGCTATGTCACCAAGATGTCCGAGAGGTTCAAGCTTTGACGAAATCCCAGCTATGCTCTTTTCAACACCTTTGGAATTGGTGTTCTTGAACAGGGATCCGAGATAACCGGCGAGTTTCTGAACAAGCTTGATCGGAATCGACAGAACGGTTCCAAGCCCCTTGAAGAAATTGGTAATGCCGTTGCCTTCGCGGATCCCATTTCGAAGGGCTACAAGGAAATCACCGATCTTAGCAGTGAAATCAAGAAAACCACCGGAGCCCTTTGTGGCTACCCCCACAAGATCAAATATAGTCCGAACAACGGCCTTGACAACGTCGACCGCTATTCCGAATATCGAGAATACTCCAGCAAAAGTCCTTTTCAGTTTATCTGCAGTTTCACTCCCGATTTTGAGCTTGGCCGTAAAATCTCTGAACGACTTACTCATCTCGGCAAGTTGCTTACCGGTAGTTGCCGGGAATATCTCTCGGAAAGCATCCTTTATCGGCTTTATTACAGAAGCCAAGGCCTTGACAGAGTTTCCTATCCCGTCAATCAGAGCCGTCCGCCCGCCAAGTTTCTTCCAGTCACCCAGAATCTTGTTACGAGCGTTGGAGGAAGCATTGACCAATCCGCTAAGACTGTCACTGATGCCTGTAAACAGGCCCTTTGCTTCGGTGAAGTCTCCGAAAATGATCTGCCAGGTCTGCGTCCAGCCAGAACCAATCGCTTCCTTGGTGGTATCCATCAACTGACTGAAAGTCTTGACCTGAGTCGCAGCTTCCTTGGCCATTTTGGCCTGCTTCTGAATGGCTGCGATCTGAGCCTTGTTGAAGCCTTCGGCCTTTAGCTGAGCATCCGTCAAATCTCCAGTGAACTGAGCCAGAGTATTGGTGAGAACCTTTGACGTAAGCCACGATTGCTCGCCGGGCTTGGCGGTGATCGATTCGCGGAACGACTTACCGTCAATTGTGACGTTCTTCATCTTTCCGCTGAGCTTTACAGCTCCGTCGCTCAGAGTGCCCATCTTCACAGCTGTCTGGGCCAAAGCACGCTGGAATACGGTACCACCCATACCAGCGTTTACAACTGAGTTCCAGTCCTCAAGAGAAACCCGTCCTGCGGATATCGCCTGAGAAAGCTGATACATAGCCGCAGAAGCCTGCTCCGAATTGGAACCCGACAGAGCAGCCAGATTTGCGATTCCCTTGATTGCGGCAGTCGACTCCTTGAGACCGACACCAGCAGCCGTAAAAGTGCCGATATTCCGAGCCATCTCGGAGAAGTTGTAAATGGTTTGATCCGCGTAATGGTTCAGTTCATTCAGAGCACCATTTACGTCTTTAAGATTTGTCCCTGCAGAAGCAGTATTAGCCAGAATAGTCTGGATAGAGTTCAGATTTGTTTCGTACTCGTGAAAGCCCTGCATGATAGGGCCAAACGAAAACGAATTCAAAAGCTGGGTACCGGCTTGAGCAGCTCTCGATCCGATGTTCAGAAGAGCACCAGTGGCCAGAGTTCCGAGTGCGGTGAACCTTCCGGATATGGTGGAGACTGCGTTTTCTATCTTCTGAAGTGACGAAGCCGACTGATCGGATGCGCCAACCGTATCACTAAGACCGCTGGTAAATCGACCAAGGGAATCCCGTCCAGAATCAACCTTGGAACCGAAGTTGGTAACGTGAGAAACCAGCGACGAAAAACCGGTAGAAAACCGGCCGAGAACCCCTTGCGAGGATTCGATCTTCTGATTGAAAGATGCTGCGACAGTCGAGGACTGCTGAATAGTCGAAGTGAACCGGCCCATCGAATCCCGGCTACGAACCGTGTGCTGGTTGAGTTGATCCAGCCCAACAGCAACTCCCGCAAGGCCCTTTGTACCGCCCTGAAGCTGCAGGCCTTTATTGAGGCGTGCCAGGGAATCTAGAGTCTGTTGAACGCCACGCTGAAACGCAGCATTCTCGAACTTCATTTGAACGACGCGCTCATCGATAGAGCTCATGCGGAAGTCACCGCCTTCCATACTTGATCTGCGATACGGTCAAATACCGGTTTCATAGCAGGATTGATGTAGTCCTGGCCTTGTACGTATCCACCGGTTCCTGTACCGTGTCCGTACTGGAGCATTATGGCAACCGGAAAACCGTTTTCAACGTCATTGTTGGTCCATTTTATCGTTACAGAATCCTTGGAATTTTCTATTTCGTAATTCCAAGAATCAGCAGCCAATCCGGAATCAACCGGGGTTCCTGCAATCAAAGCAGACACGCCTTCTCGGGCAGATGCGTCCAGGGAATCATAGAGATTGCCTTCGGACATCTTCCTGAGAAAAGTTTCTGTTCGCTTAGTGGAGCCGCTGACTATGAAACTGATCAATTCGGCTCCCATTTTGACTACTCCAGACCAGTCATCTTGCTTCCGATGTCAAAAGTACTAGCGTTGGCTGCGCGAACATTATCGAACGTTTCGAAGTAAACCCTGATGACGTAAGCCTCATCTGCGCTGTAACCGTATTCGGAGACCAGAGGATCAGTTGTGCCATCACTCGGATTGTTCGCCAACCACTTAGCGATGTTTTCAATCCGGTCAAAGGCCGAACGCAGCCTAAGAACCGCATCGGCGCACTTTGTGTCGAGGACGGACTTGGTTACGTCATAACCGAGAGACATTAGGAACTCCTTAACCGATGGGGTAGCTTGTCATCAATGCAATCCAACTTGGTTGCGCAGTCAAACCATTAGAACCAAGCTTGATTGAACCGTCAGTGTTGATTTCAAAACCACAAGGTCGCATTCCTTCTCCCATTGCTCCGCCCCTCGTAATTGAGACAGGACGATAAGCTGTTGGAACACCTCCTGGGTCAACAACATTCTGATAAGCACCGGCAGCAAACGTTCCTGTGCCTCCGCCTCGAAAATAGACGACTCCTGCTCTGACCCTGTATTGAATCTGAGTCGCACTACCGGCCGAATACCCCGAAGTATATGCCATGTTAACCCAGCCTGTATCGCCGGAAACATACATCCACTTAGACCAACCGCTAGCAGCGTTAGCGGTGCGAACCCATGTTTCAGTGTTCGCAGAGCTTCCTCCGACATGCTGCGTCCATGTCTGACGAGCAAAGTCAGATCCGTCGCGAAATGTCACCACCTCGCCAGCTTTACCTGTGAAATCCCAAGATCCAGAAGTAGCGGATGTGTAATAGAGTCGAGACTGGCCCTGTGGATAACTAGTGAACGCAGTGGTCTGGGTGAAACTGGCTGGAGTAAGGTTACTAAGATTAGCAGCCTGCTGCCATGCACCCCAACCAGACGAATCTCCCCCTC